TATTCTTTTAGCAAGATTCTTCTTCCTTATTTCAATTTTAATTCTGCTGGTTTCTCGGGCCTGCATTATAGTTAGCAACGTTGCTAACTTTCCAAATTTTACCACAGCATCATTTACATCTTTTACGTCTTGTGGCCAATCCGGTATACTAACTGCCCAGCCCAGTTCCACAGCACGATCAATTAATTCTAGACCTGCACGGTCTTGATCGGGCACCACAGTTATTTCACGCCCAAGACTGCGAATCAGTCTTGCTTGTGCATCACTGATGGTATTATGCATCACAGCAAGCCCACCTATGCTGAGTGCGTCAAAGATACCTTCCATCACAAGCACATGTTGCCAGTCAGCATGTTGCAAGTCTGTGCCAAACACATAACCTGGTTGTGAGTGATTGATGTATTTTGGTTGCTTGTTATCCAAAAATCTAGCCGACCACCCCACCACTTGGTTGTTGTATGTGAACGGTACCAGCACAAATGGTCTAACCCAATGAATACCATCTGTTTTGATAGCAGTCATCATGGGAAAGTCTTCAGGCACACAACGACTGCGAATGTATTTCCAATACAACGGAAATTCTGGAGTGATTACTTCAGAGCAGGGAGGAAAGTCGTCAAATTCTTTGAACTCAATTGCGCTGAGTGTGTTGAATACACGTTGCCGATCTTCCAAGATACCGTGTATGTTACGGTGCCGTAAACTTTCAAGATTGAGCAGGTCAATCTCGTTATCAGGTACCCCCATCCAACCTAGCAAACGTCGTGCCTTGAAACTCAAAGTGCGCCCCAGCACAAAACTGGCTGTGTATGAGCAGTTGAAACAATGATAACTCCAACCTTGTTCTGTTACCTTGATGCCACCACGGCCACGCCGGTCTGCACTTTGCCCATTATGTGTGCAACATACCGCATTAAAACTCAGCCAGCCTTGCGGGCTGGGCTTTCTTTTTGCAGGCAGGTAAGCAAGGATGTCAAGCATCTTGTTAGTATAACAGATCTGTCACACTAAATCAACGATACTGAACGTTTTCAATCTTACCGTTTGTGAATATTGCTGTGGCTGCCACCGATCCTTGAAATTGGATAGGTACATAACCAGAACCACCGTTGACGATGGTAACTCCGGCTATTTGGCCGTTATCACCAATGGTACAGGTTGCTTGGGCGTATGAACCGTTGCCTAAAATTTGAATGCTAGGCGGGGCAATATAGTTGTACCCTGCATTGGTGATAGTTATACCGGTAACCACTCCGTCACTAACAACTACATTGCCTTGAGCACCGTAACCAATTGAATTGTTCATGGCCAAACGTAACAAAGGATGAAACCCCACAATGTTAAAATAATCTGTGGTTGTATCACTGAGATATTCTCTAGTTTCTGAAACATTATACCATACAGATTCATAGTTTTGTGCGGCTTGAACTTTGACTGTGCCTGTGTACCCAACTAGATCAAATTTAACAGTGGTAAAACTTGCACCATTAGTTGGCATGTAACTGGAATAAAACTCTGTCATTTGAATGGAGTTTTGTGGCTGTGGGGTTTGCGCCCAATCAGGCCAGTTGGTAGGGGCGGTGCCTACATAGTTATTTTTGCCGTACATGTCTGGTACTGTGCATTCTGTGCTGGGAATAAACTGCGGTAGTATGCTGTCAACAATGTTACAATCTGCTCTGGCCTGACTATTGGCATCCACATAAGCGGCTTGTACATAGTTGCCTGCTGTGCGCTGAATGCTGTAACTTGCGGGCTGAGCCATGATATTGATAGTATCTTCGGTGTTGAGCACTACTTTGACTCTGCCCAGAGCAGAGCTCAGTATTTCCATGTCTTTGGTAATCAACAGCTCATCACCTGCTTGATTCACCACACGGAAAACAAAACTAGACCCTGCGATATTCACTGGCTTCTCGTCTTGATTGATAAATTCAAAGAGCAGAACATTGTCCACGCCCTTGTTAATAGTTAGTTGTTTTGCGTACACTGGATCATACCTCTTAGTAAAATATCCTCCGCTGGTGTCTACCAAGAGCACACGGACGATTTGTTGATATAGATATACTGTAGTTGAATACATCCTATATTTAGTTTACCCAAAATTAGCAATCCATAAATAACCTCGATGGGTAACAATATATTTGAAAAATTAACGGAAAAATATCCTTTTATAACATTGTGTTTGTACGCTAATCAGGAGTATGTGGGAGTGGTGCAAAATCGTGACGATGTTGTTACAACCATCTATGATTTCGGGACAGTAATAGATCAAGAATCTAAATTGCTGTTTCTAGAATTGGCCAGCACTTGGTGGTGGGAAAGCAATAGATCAATTCCCATTAATGTATTTCTTAGAAACGACTGGGCACAGTTTCGTTATACTTTACGAACTTTTGTCAACAAAGACCTTGAGATTTTGCACGGTCCTGCTTGCAGTTTGTTAGATATAGTGCGAAGAAAAGGCAAACGAAAAAGCATCACACTGGTAAGACGGCTTGATTGATAGCCCTACTGGTTTAAAAGATTCATATGTAAGGCAACTAACATTGAATATGATAAAGCATGTGCCTTTTTGAATGTGTAGCCTTTACTGTCATCACCGTCCCACACTGATGCAAACACTTCTGTCCATGGTCGTGTTTGTAGATGTGCTTTGCCAGGACGAATAATAGATATAAAAGCAGCCATCCTGGGTATCGAATCTGGTTTCATCACTCGTAACAAATCTGTGTAGTTGCCTACATGCGCCAGCTGAGAGGCCCAGGGTCCATCCGTCCACAGTCGACTCCATGGAGGTTCGGTGTTTAGCATTTCTTCGTAATGTGCAGGATCACGAATCAATTGATAAACACTCATATTTAAAAAGTCCAGTTTGAAGTAGCCACGTTGTTCGGCTGATTCATAGTCCAAGGCCGCACAACCGTTAATGGGATCTACAGGAATATCTGTAACATACACCCCCGAATTGTGGCGCCTGTTATTGTTTTGTCGTGCTGGGGTGTGCTGAATCAATCGCAACACTGTTTCTCGGTCAGCAAAGTCAATATCAATGTCTGCACTCATTTAGTATCTACTATTATGTTACCATCCTGCTTTTGCTAATATATCCTTGGCATACTCTTGGTCTGCCGGATAGTTGTTAAACTTCTTTTGCCATATATCACTATCAATGTAAGGCCATATCATTTGTATTTGTTCTGTGCTTAATTCTGTTAAAAACTTTTGTCCTGATTCTGAATTGTATATGATCCAAGGACTGATACGACCTGATGTTACTGCATAGCACATTGCATTGGGGTTGCCATACCGTAAACAATCCTGTGGCTGTGACGATTGTTTTTCTGCCCAGTCTAGGCTAAATTCAATTGCTCTTGCCAATGCATCATCAACTGATTCTACAGGCAAATACCAAGTCAAGTATTCGGTATAGATTGCATCACTACACCAACGATCAATTTTTTTGTTGTTCTTCAACAACCAGTCCATAAATCTGCCCGGGGCAATTACTCGAGTGTTTACACAATATCTTCCAAACTTTACAAACGCATTGTAATAACTTGAGTCGCAAAAGTCATCATAGGTTTTGAGTTTTGCAGATCCTTGATGCAATTCATAAAATCTTATAAAAGTTTGATGTCCTAATCTTACACCCGCTTCTTCTTTTTGTGTGCGACGACGTTTTGGCTCACACATGTGAACTGCTATACTAGATTCTTTAACAAACTCTTTTTTACAAAAGTCACACACAAAGCTCATGCTAATAGTTTACGCTCTTGAATGTAGTTTGTCAAGTAATTGTTTAATTTTTGATGATGGCCAATTGCTGGATGTGTCATATCTGGAGGCACGTAAGGAGCTCCTGGTCCATAGTCTTTTGGTTGCACACCTTGTTCGGCTTGCCATGCAGTGGCACGCCAGCCAAACTTGCCTATAATTTCAGGTCGATCAAAAAGTGCTAGTCTAGGTTCTTGTAACAAATCCAGGTATAAGTTGTCTGCTTGTTGAAACATTAGCACACGATGGCCGCGACTTTTTAAATCTGTGATAACACTTAGCATGCGGTACATCAAATCTTCCGCACGGTCTAAAATAGAAAACACTTCTGTTTTTAACTTTGTTTCAACAAATTGGTCTGAATCTGCTTGTGTCCAACCGTATTGCCAGCGGTGCTTGTATTCTTGGTTCTGTGGATTGATCCAACGCCCTTCAAAATCATTTTCGGGTTCACCGATTGGAATTTCCAGTCTTGACAAAAAAGTCATACCTAAAACATACAGAGTAGGAGGTGCTGTGTAGCTATGTTTGAGAGTGGTTCGCAAGATACGACTATTAGCACTACCACCGATAGCAAGACTATTTGAATTAGTCAGTTCTAGTCGCTTGGCTAGATCAATGTGCCCATTACCAACAGCATACGATTCCATGTAACTGCAACCGTTGACCACTAGGTTCATTTCTTGTCCTGGCCAGCACGACGATTGTATTCGTCAATTTCTTTTTGTGTAGTGATTTGGCACATAACATCTATCTCGTCATCCTTATAGTGCGGATACATTTCAATTAATGCCCGGCGTTTTGCACTATCTCCTGCTTGCTTTTTCTTGGGAGCAATCCATTGATGTCTCTGGCTGCCCAGAGCCGGACTCACTGATGTGGCCATGAGCCATTGTAGTTTAGGATGTCGGCTCACATCAAAGAAATGTTTGTTGAGTCGCTCGTTGGTGGCAATCACATAGAACTCTTGTAGTTCACGACTGCCTTGAACACTACTGCCCCAGCGTATCATAAGATAATTTGAAAACTTTTTTCGTTCTTCGGGAGTAAGATCG